GTACAGGTAAGGTTTGTTGGATAGCTAAGGGTTATCCGCAAGCGTTAGATGAGCGTGATGACCCGTTGGAGCTAGAAGAATTCTTTCCATGTCCTAAGCCGTTGATGGCGACCACCACCACGGGAACAATGATCCCTGTGCCTGATTACTGTGAATACGAAGATCAAGCGCAAGAGCTGGATAATTTGACACAGCGCATTTACTTGTTAACAAAGGCTTGTAAAGCGGTCGGTGTGTTTAATGCTGAGTTTAAAGAGTTGGCTCGGATGTTTAGCGAGGGCGTGGACAACAAGCTATTCCCTGTGACAGCATGGGCGGCAATGTCGGAAAAAGGCGGCTTAAAAGGCGCTATCGACATGATGGACACATCGCAGATTATTGTGACCTTGCGTGAGTTGTATGCCGCCAGAGAACAAGTTAAGCAGTCGATCTACGAGATCATGGGCATATCGGACATCCTGCGTGGATCGTCTAAAGCTCAGGAAACCCTTGGTGCTCAACAGCTTAAAGCTAACTTTGGTAGCCTACGGTTAAAGAGTAGCCAAGGCGAAGTTGCTCGATTTGCGACTGACATCTTTAAACTCAAAGCGCAAGTTATATGTAAGTTTTATCCGCCTGAGTTAATTGTGGAAATGTCTGGGGTGATGAACACGCCCGATGGTCAAGACCCACAGATGTTGCAAGCGGCGATCCAGATGCTGTCCAACAGCACAATCAGGGATTTCCACATTGCGGTGGAGGCTGACAGCCTAGCTCAGATTGACGAGCAAGCCGAAAAGCAGGGCGCACAAGAGGCTATTCAAGCTATCGGTATGTTCTTGCGTGAGGCTATACCCATGATTGCCCAAGCGCCTGAGACATTGCCGATGGCCTCTGAGATGCTGTTATTCCTTGTGCGCCGGTTCAGAGCCGGTCGAGGATTGGAAAGCGCAGTAGAGAGGGCAATGAAAGCCCTGCAAGACAAGGCTGATGCGGCTAAACAACAACCGCCAAGCCCACCGCCTGAGATGTTGAAACTCCAAGCCGACCAACAGGCAGAGCAGATGAGAATGCAAGCGCAAGCTCAGTCTGAGCAGATGAAGATGCAGGCAGACGCACAGATGGCGCAGGCACAGGCACAGCTTGATATGCAAATGCAACAGGCTAAAGTGCAAGCGGAAATGCAATTAGCGCAAATGAAAGCCGAATTTGAAGCGGCTAAACAAAACAACGAAATGCAAATCAAAGCCAGAGAAATGGCGGGAAGGGAAGAATATGAGCGCTGGAAAGCAGAACTTGATGCAGCGACTAAGATCATGGTGGCAAGGATTGGTAGCAACCCTGGCATCGACTTACCAGTGGTTGAAGCAGCGGCTGCACAAATAACCAATGAGTTGGGCGGCACAATTGTTCAAGCAATGGACAAAATAACCGCCTTGCACGACAACATGGCAAATTTGCACGGTGAATCAATGCAAAACATTGGCGCAGCTATGCAAAGGCTCACCGCACCTAAGAAAGTTATCAGGGGTGCTGACGGCTTAGTAATAGGCGTGGAGACAGCATGAGCCTTGTCTTAGCTGATCGGGTTAGACAAACCACCACCTCAACAGGTACAGGGACGATCACGCTAGATGGCTCGGTTGAGGGGTTTCAGTCATTCACGGCGATTGGTAACGGTAACACGACCTATTACACAATCTCAGGCGGTGCTCAGTGGGAGGTGGGAATTGGGACGTATTACGGCGGGACTTTAGCCAGAACAACCGTAATTTCCTCATCTACAGGCTCAATACTTGATCTTGCGGCGGGAACAAAAGATGTATTTGTCACTTATCCTGCGGAAAAGTCAGTTAATCAAGATGCCAATAATCGTGTTCTGATACCTTACACATCAGGCACAACCAATGTTGGCTCTTTAAATGTTGGCAATGTTACTGGACACACCGACTCGGGCGTGATTGCAGGGTTTACTGCCAGTGAGCCGTTATACCTTTATACAAGTTTGCAAAACACCGACTCAGGTGCAACATCCTATGCTAGTTATGCGGTTAATGATGGCGGTCATACGGCTTATGGCGAGCTTGGAATAAATAACGCAAATTACAGTTATTCAGCAGCAGGGTTTCCCAATAATGGGTTTTCTACACCATTGGCAACCTTTGTTGAATCTTATGGTGGCCCACTTGTTTTGGGGTCGTGGGATAACCAAAAGATAAGCATGGTTATCAATGGTGCTGTTAGCACTACGGATGCAATGACCATCAACACCAATGGATCGGTGGCATTTAACGGTCAAGCTGGCTCGGCAGGTCAGGTATTGCAAAGCAATGCCACAAGCGCACCGACATGGGTTACGCCAAATGCAGGCACAGTTACAAGCGTATCGGGTGCTGGTACGGTTAGTGGATTAACCTTAACAGGTACGGTTACATCATCTGGCAACCTTACTTTGGGCGGTACGCTTGATTTGTCATCACCTCCTACAATTGGTAATACTGCCGCAAATACAGGCGCATTTACCACATTAAGCGCATCATCTACTGTTAGTGGTACAGGGTTTAGCACATATTTAGCATCACCCCCTGCCATTGGTGGAACAACCCCAGCCGCAGGGACTTTCACAACGCTAAGTCTTACGGGTACAAGCAATCAAGTCTCAAGCGTAGCGGTAAGTTCAGACCCATCTGCACCTTCTGCGGGTAATTTAAAGACATTTGCTAGAACTATTGCGGGTGGATATACAGCGCCAGCGTTTTTGAATGCTACGCAAGCTGTTGCAATGTTGCAACCAGCAATTGCTAATAAGCGTATTTCAACATTTACACCGCAAACAGGCGCTGTTATATCTTTAGTTGGATTTGTTGCTGGATCAGTACAAGGAACTGTTACAGCAGCAACTTTAGCAACCACTTCATTTTTTACTAGAGCACCTAGAGTTACTTATGTAAGTGCAGGAACTGCTGGAAGTTTTTCATCGTGGTATCAAGGAATTGGAACAGTTACTTTAGGTGTTTCTGGTACACCTAATTTTGGTGGATTTTATTATGTAACTCGCTTTGGAATTGCGGACACAGTTGCGGCTCCAAGAACATTTATAGGACTATCGTCAATAGGTACAAGTCCAACAAACGTAGAACCATCTACATTAATAAACAGTATTGGCGTTGGTCAAGGTGCAGCAAATACAAATTTGTTTGTTTATTATGGTGGCTCTGCGGCACAAACACCCATTGATTTAGGCGCAAATTTTCCAACAGGAACATCAAATACAGATTGGTATGAGTTAACTTTATTTGCCCCACCATCATCAACAAATACAGTTTATTATCAAGTACTTAGACTCAATACAGGTAACGTGGCATCTGGGACGTTAACAGGCACAGCAGGAACTGTTTTGCCATCAAACACAACATTTTTAATGCCAAGAAATTGGCGAACTAATAACGCTACGGCTTCGGCAGTTACTTTGGCTTTTGGAAGTATGTATTTAGAATCGGATTACTGATGTATACATTAAGCATATATGAAGGAACAGTTACCCGTGATGAGGATGGTAAGGTAGTTGCACCTTGCCAATCAGACCAAGACCCTGATTTTCGTGCTTACATTGATTGGGTAGAAGCAGGAAATCAACCTACCATTCTTGATACTGCACCATGATTTTTGGTTTTGACGCATTTGCTGAATTGCCATTTGCAACAATTGGCATATCGGTAGTACCGCCAACACCCACAGAAATCCTACTTGGTGGGCATTTTGGATTTGATGAGCGTGATAAGCGGTGGGAACAAGAAAAGAAGTTAGAAGCCCAGAGGAAAAAGAAACTCCACGAAGTTATCTTTGGTTTACCGCCCGAGATTAGGGAAAAAATCTCCACCGCACCAGAGCAAACAATAGAGATTGCGGCACAAACTACAATTGATTATGATGCGCTTATGTTAAGGGTAAGAGAACTTGACAAGCGCATAAAGTTAGAAAGAGACGAACAAGACATTTCACGCATATTGGAGTTGCTTTGAGAACTACATGGGTATTTCCATCTGACGGCAGCGAACCTTACGAAAAGTCTAAGGGACGATCTGGCGAATACACCACCGTAATGGGTGATATTGCCCCATTTATGTCGCCTGATGGCACAATGATTGAAGGCAGAAAGCAGTGGCGTGACCACTTAAAGCGCACCGATTCCATTGAGATGGGGCATTCTGATGTTAAGTATGCACAGCAAGAATGGAACAAAAAGAAAGAGGCGCACCGAGACAGGTTGCGTGGACAGTTGGCAACCGTACAAGAGTTTGACCGACCTGGCGCACCGATAGCACCTGTTAAGATGTCTAACCTAAACGTAGAAATGGCTAACCGCCTGCACAACCGTCCCATGCCTGAGCGCAAGGAGATGATCAAAATGACTTTGGAACAAATGAAAAGGATGAAGTGATGGAAAACGAAGTTGTCGCACCCGACACGATAGACACACCAGCACCCGAAACC